CCCTTGGGCGGTTACGACATTACTGCATATTGCTTTTATTTTATTAGATTTTCTTCGGCAGAAATATGGTGCCCGGGGCGGGACTTGAACCCGCACAGCCTTACAGCCGAGGGATTTTAAATCACTACTTTATTCTATATATATCAATAAATTAGTGATTTATTTCATAATTAAGCATCAATTCTTAGCTTAGAAAATTCAGTAAGTTACACCACGCAGTAATGGATTATTATGAAACTTTTAGGTATCCCAGCTGTAGCGCTAATGTAAAACGACGCGTTGGGGTGCTTTGCTCAGAGTTGCCAATAACGTTAAAGAAATACTGTGAAGTGCCGATAAAAAATGTGTTGACTCGTTGCTTACTGCGCAGGCTTAGTCTATTACTTAAGTAGATCTTTACGATAATCCATGCCAAGACATCAGCCAATCCTTTGTTTTAAAAGGATTTTTCTTTTGCGGATTTAGTGATTTTTTTTTATGAAACTAGTTGTCAACCCCATATGAGCTTGGTAATATTCGCGCATTGAAAATTTTTTAATCGTTGATGCAACTACACAGTGAGTACTAAAAGGGAGAAGCATGTCATGAGAAACCTCGAAATCGGTTACGGTGAAGGCTAACAGTCTCAAATCTCTAAATGAACTCCTCAGCAATGAGGAGTTTTTTTTTAACTTTTAATAAGGTTTTCAGAATGTACCGATGGCTAAAGCATAGGATTTATATTGTGTTGGGGGCACTTATTGGTGTCTTTCTAACCATGTGTGCTACACGCTTCCTCCTGACTACTAACGAAATCACTACAGCGAAGTGGTTTTACAATGCTTTTGATTGGGGCTTGATGGTTGTTTTCTCTACCTTGCTCTCTTTGTACTGCACTAACAAAATCAGCAATAAATTTCCTGATACTAACTCATTGCTTCCCCTTTTCGGGGGGATATTCTGGGCATTACTTCTACTCGGATACTATGTCCTTGTGTTCAATGAAAAGTATCAAACAGCTTTATCTATCATCGTTGCAGGCTCGATTGCTGGTATGGGTTGGTGGATTCAATTCATCACTTCTGCTGCAAGCGACCGTCGTAAACACACCTTGAATGTTGTTCTAAGCACAAGAACCTGTTCTGAGTACCAAAATCACCTTAGAAACTTCACCCGGCTTTGGCGAGGAAATCGTTATATCCCAAAAGAACTGTGTGAGTGGAGAGATGACCCCGATAATCCCAAGTTCAAAAATGCAAAAATCCCTGACGAAATTGTTAATGGAATCAATGGACTGCTATACATTCTCAATTTTTTTGAGTTTCTGGCTCAAGGCATCAAAGCCAATGATCTGGACGATAAACTTTTACGAGAATGCTTCTGTGGATTCGTAGAGGGCTTAGAAAGGAGGGCTTTTTTTATTCTTACTGAAGCCCAAAATCGCGATAAAAGAATCTTTGAAGGTATTATCTTTCTTTGCAAGAGATGGAACAACGAAAAGTCTCTGGTAGAAAAGCACCGTCATTCGTCACCACCTGTGAACTTGGGAATCTGTTTTCCTGAGCAGAAGGAAGTAATGAATATGCTTGGTATATCAGAAAGTAATGGCAACAATGGTGGTAAAGCAAAAAGAATTAGGCGTCGTAAATCGACACAATATAAGCAAGCAGCAAATGCCAGCGATGCTCATTTACCTGTAATCCCTCCAACTGGTACCAACTAAGTAATTACAAGCTAGAAATGCTTTGTTTACTATCATGGGGTATCAGGGGACGGAAGTTCAAACCCTTTTCTACTAACCTAATTACCCTTAAAAAGCAGCTTATTATGGCTGCTTTTTATTGCTTACAATAGGCGATGATAAGATGCAGGTAAAAATATCTAGATTATTGGCATTTCAGGCTCATACACCGAAAGCATTTTAAACGTTATCACGCAGAGCATAACCGCGCCTTCCAGCAATTCGCCGTCGATGATCTCTCCATCCTGAGTGATAATGCCTGTGTTGAACAATTTCCCCAATTGAGGGAACTCGCCCAGCTGGAAAACAACCGTATCACCGTTGACAGGCTTCAGTGACTTATCGGCAAGCACGAACCCGTCAGGCGTTTCAATCAGGAGCATCTTGTTCCGGTGGGGCATCAGGATGGCGTTCAAGTCGATACGCTTTTCAACATAGTCAGCAGCGGGTGATGGAAACCCCATTCTACAGCCCTCCGTTCGGGTTGAACTGCTTGTAGGTCTTAGCCTCACCTTCCTGCGTTGAAGCATCGCGGAACGTCACCGTGTTTGCCTTTATCCACTGATTGGCCTCACGCATGCTAAAGTGCCAGTTAAGCTTCTCCAGCTGATGGACAAACTCCTGAGTAGTGACGATGACGCCCAGTGACGGGTCTCTCTTCATAGCGTTCATAAATGCGTGTTTGATTTCATAGTCGCGCGGCATAATAAATCCTCCCCTGGAAAATACTGTATGGATAAACAGTAATATCAGACAGGGGTTTTAATCAAGGCGAGGCGGGTGACAAATTTGTAAAGGGATTGATGAGGCTGGGATTTTTAGTTGGCGTGTTCAGGCAGAGGTGACTAATCTCAAATCATACCCGCAGCCTGCACAGATCGGCGCGGTTTAAAAATCTGCCCCGTCGCCGGGGCTTTTTATGCCTGTAACAGCACTGACAGCGCAATACTATCGGCCAAGTCTGGTCGGCACTCTGAAAGCTCCACAACCATTCTGGCGATTGCCACCGGCATCAATTGCCCCCCGGTGGTCACCAACTACCAGACAGCTTCCACGATTACATGAATAATGAAATAAACAATTGAATTAAAAGAACATTAGAATAGTTTTACTTTATTTGGCAGGCATTATGGTACGCGTTTTTTTTGGCACCCCTTATCAAAAGCCTTAATAGCAATTTAAAAAGGGGGCTTTATTGACTAAACTTAATGACATCATACTTTCTGGAGAATTTTTGACATGAATCAATTACAAGAAATTATAAATATTCTTAGTTCAGGCAATGAAGGCTTAACAAATGCCTTAATAAAAACAAAGGTTTTTTTATATTCTACAGGTAATAAAGATTTGGTGGAGTGGGTAAACAATGAAATTAATGGATATAGCGATAAAAACTCGGTCCCAGAATATCGAATTGTACCATCAAGAATTCTAGTTGATGTAAACAATGGAGCCAGAAGATACACGTCTTTAGCTATTCCTTTACATCATTTATCTCAAGCGGAATATGAAGATACTCTAATAGCACGAGTAAAAATGTCTATAAGTCAGATTGAACAAATGACATTTAATGCTGGTGAAAGCGGAAGGTTCGAGCAACCTATACCAACAGATCTGGCTTATGCGTTTTATGGAAAATCAATCGACCCTAGTTACGAAATTACGAAATGCTTCAAAGAGATTCAAGTCCATAGCTTTTATGGGATATTAACTCAGGTTCGTTCAAGGCTTCTCGATTTCTTACTCGAATATTCAGATAAAGCGAGTGAAATTATGGGAGAAGAAAGCGAAGATGAAAAGCTTAAAAAAGTTGATGCTGCACCATTATTTACCTATGCGATTTACGGAGACAATAACGTAATAAACCATGGGAATTCAAACATAATTAATTCGACTAAAAATATCACTGAAAATGACTTTGAATCTTTGAAAAAATTCTTACAGCTACAAGGTATTGAAAAGGAAGATATTGATACGTTAAAAATTGCCATAGACGATGACGGTCCTATAGCATCTAAAAATGATTCATATGGAAGCGCGGTAAGCGGATGGTTTTCCAAAATGATAAGTAAAGCAGCTGATTCAAGTTGGGGCGTAGGTGTAGCAGTAGCTAGCTCAACCTTGACTTCTGCATTTAAAAAATACTACGGCTTAGAATAGAATTGATATAATTTTTTGGTAGTAGTTTATTGAGTATGCGACATGCTACTTTGTAAAGTTAGCAAACTAAAAGTGGTAACCATTTTGAGGGGTTAGAATGACTAACATGGCAACGTTCCGTGCCGGATGTCCTGAATGCGAAGGAGAAAGAAACTGCATAATTATTGGAGAAACAGCGCGGAGCTGGGATAGTGGAGACAGACGAAATTCTATGCAATGGGGGACTGAATATCGCCTATTGCAATGTCAAGGATGTGATACGGTTTTCTATCATGCAAAATCTTGGGACAGTGAAGATTTAGATTATGATTACGATGATGAGGGTAAAACTTTTATCTCTCAAAACTATAATTATGAAACTTATCCGAGGTCCCTTGAACATCGCCCTCAATGGATTGAAAATATCGCTGCCATTGATTATCAGCTATTTTTACTACTTAATGAAGTATATCAGGCCTATTATAATGAATCATATATTTTGGCTTCCATTGGATTAAGGACAGCTTTTGACCGCACCTCAGAAGTTTTGAAAATATTACCCACCTTACCATTGGGTAAGAAAGTCGAAAAACTTGCAGAGGATGGTTATATTGGTGAAACGGAAAAAAGCCAGCTACTTATAGTCACTGATGCAGGGAATGCCGCCGCACATCGTGCTTGGTCGCCAACGAAAAGTGAGTTCAGCTCTTTGTTAACAATTACAGAAGACTTTATTCGCCGGTCCGTACTTCGTGATGATAGCATTATGAAAATCGCCGGAAAAATTCCCGCGAAACAAAAAAAACCTGTCGGCAATGACGCCAATTCAGTCAATATCCTTCCAGGCGAAGTAGTTAAGCCTCATAAAGAAAGTGACTTATGAGCACTTTGCCAATTGATCTAACTCGAAAAGATAATATCACGCGGCGCAATGTTCCAATGATTCATATCCTTAGCTTGTTAAAATGGTCTAAAAAAGCCCCGTCGCCGGGGTTTTTTTAGACCCTGCGTACAACAGACAACGCAATACTTTCTGCTAAATCAGTCCGCCGTTCTAACAGCTGAAGTATCATTCTGGCTATCGCCTCCTGCGATACCGTCTCCCCTGTGGCAATGAGTTGCCAGACAGCCTCCCCCATAACCCTACATGCTGCGTTGTGTGCCTGTTCCTCGAATCGCTGATCCATAGTGCCTCCTTATTAAATTAGGCGTCAGGGTAGCTCCATAATTCATTAGCTGCACGCGGACAGTTGGAATTTGCGAGACGCGTTCCAAATGTTCGATGAAATGGGAAATGGTTAAAAAACGCTCTTTAGTTAAAATATTTTCATGTGGCAATGATCTAACTCAAATCTTGAGAGTATTTGCCAGATATCATTAACCTCAATATTAGTAGTCTTAAAGGGATTTTTATTCAGCATGCATAGCATTAAGAAAAAGTTAAATTCAATCCAATCTCTGCGGGGTCTTGCTGCGATGTTGGTTGTGATGTTTCATTTTCGAACCGACCTCGCCACGGATTTTCCTGTAGCTAACTGGTTATTTGCTCAGGGTGCAATCGGGGTTGACCTGTTTTTTATGATAAGCGGATTTATTGTTTACTATGTTACATTAAATGAAAACAACGGAATAAAATCTTCAGAGGCCTTTTTAATAAAAAGAATATGCCGTATTTTTCCGCCATACTTTATAGCCACACTTTTCATAGCGGGAAATTCATGGGATAAATGGTCTTCAACTTTGCGCTCTTTTTCGTTCCTTCCGGCTGATATTACTCAGGCCGCTCCTTACTTCGGCTATCCAAGGCTGTTTGTAGGTTGGTCCCTAAATTTTGAATTCGTTTTTTATACTATCTGTGGATTCGCTCTTCTTTTTCGAAAGCATAAACACATTATAATAACTGTAATTATATCCTGTTTCGTCGCACTACCACGCCTAGCCAATAATTATGACATCCCACTACCTAACATTAATTATGGATATCGCGGTTATTTAGCCCTAATGACCAACGCCATGATGTTAGAGTTTTTGGCAGGTATATTTATCGGCCACATTGCAATTAACAAGAGGTTATATCACTCTAGGTGTGCGGGCTGGGTGGTTATATTTTTATCCACTACATATTTTATCTATATTATGTTGGGATTCGGCAACGCGCCGGGGAACGGTAATTATGATTTTGCGGCGGCTTCATTTTTTCTCTTACTTTCGCTTTCATGTTATGAATATCAATATGGAATAAACCCTCCTAAATTTTTAACATCAATTGGCACAATATCATTTTCTATTTATTTAATGCATCCACATGGTCTATCTCTGGCTCGGAAGCTCATCTCCCGGCATTACCACGGTTCATTTACGGGAGTAACAACAACACTAATGGCATTAATCTTTACTGCGTTATTCTCGATGCTTTTTTATAAGTTATTCGAGGTTGGACTAAGTAATCATTTGAGAAGGAAATTGTTAAATAAGCTCCACAAGCCAGTTATTGCAGTTAGCTAAAATCTAGCCGCCTGAGACGGCGGCAATTTTTTTAATTCATGGTTTGCTGGGCCATGTGACCAAGCTTAACCCTGACTCGTCGTGGATAGTGCTTAGATCTAATTCCTTAAGAGCTTTAATGTAGGCCATCCACTTAACAAGAATAGCCTTATCATAATCACTTATAACATCTAATTGAAGCTCTGTACGCCAATCAGCAATGGTCGTGTTTGCTTCACTAAGCAGGCTCTGCCGCTGCGTTTCTGCTATTTTATTCCATTCAATAATGGGATTTGTGAGAGTCGGCTTACCCTCACTGTCAGCTGTAATTATTTTCCCAACCGCTTGCCCCTCAAACAGAGATTTATATTCATCATCTGTTATAACTACCGCGTCTTCAGGCCAGCCGGAATTGGTGTTTTCATATAACTCCCTATCGGACTCCCGATAAAAACCACCTGTCTTGGCGCTGTAGTAATATTTATCGCTTTCCATTAATTAAACTCCATAGGCTATATATCGAACGTATTGAGTTCGGTCCATATTTCGCGAGGCGTTAGTATCAACCATAACGTATGCCCCAGTAGTGCTCAGGTTAAGAAATGCAGCGCAGGCTACATACCCAGCTGATGACGCTTGATCCGCAGTGCTGCCAACAATCGATACCACGCCGTTGGGAAATGCCAGTGGAAACGAGAATGAGGCGCTACCAGCGCTGCCCGATACAGGAACAGCAACCGTACCAGCCTGAATAATCAAACCAGTTGCGCTGTCTCTCCACCAGCCTCCCCCAGGATTGCCGGTATTTCTTGGCTGAAAGTTATTGTTAACCCAATTGTTATTGTTGCTTATCTGCCCGCCGATTTGTGCATCCACCCAAGTACTTAGGTAGCCGCCCCATGCGGGGCCATAAACATTGCCGTCCTCAGCCAGAAAACTGGCTCCGCTGCCGGTGTAAGCTTTACCATAAATTTGCGTGTTGCCGTTCTGATCAAACCTGAACTCATGTATGGTGCCGAACCCATCCCATTGGAGTTGCAAATAGGCCCGAGTCCCGACTTCCTCGACGATCCGCATGAATCCCGATGCGCCGTCTTTAAAATCCTGATCGCCCCCGCGCCCCTTTATTACAACACGGTACATGGGCGAATAAATCACAGTGCCTGTAGTGGGATTTTTCGAGTTAGAAATCAGCGAAATACTTGCTTCTTCATCCAGATTCCCACCCGTGCGGGGATATGCGCCTGTTTGCGCTGCTGTGGGAGGATTTTGCGTTGAGAACAACTCGCCGACGTCCGTTTCATCAACGGTTATATATAATTTGCGGTCACCATCATTCCAATCCATGTAAATACGGTGTTTGCCGGACGAATGTTTACCGCCGTTAGCCTGCACGGCTTGCCAGTTACCGACGAGATTCAGCCCTAAATTTTCCAGCGTTTTAGCAATATTATTCAGGTCACTAAGATTTGCGTCCTGCCTCAAAAACAAGCCATCGCCTGTGGCCACCTTAAGTTCAATGCTGGCGGTTTCATTTACGGCCAGACGAAACTGCAGGCTGACGTTGATACCGCTGACCGGCTTTTCAATGGCAGCGCAATTCGCCACTGCATAGAGTTCTCCGGTATCAGTTAACAGTCCCACTTCACGAATAGTGAACCCGCCCACATCAGCCGGAACAACGAGATGAGCTACCCACTGGTTAGATTGCTCCTGAGATACGTCCAGCCCGGATATAGCATGGCGGTATACTTCACGAATCAGTGCAGTTTGCGACGGATTTGGCGTTGCGGCCTTCCCGTTACCATCACCGATTACAAAATCTTTGATAACGACCGGCGTGCCGTTTGCAGACGACGCCGCCTCCAGCTCTTTTCCCCGGTTCGTGAGGATGCTGTAATATTGCTCTGCCACGATTATTCTCCAGTCTGAATCACAGCGTCGATGTACGCAGTTACCGCACCGCCTGTGTAATAATTTCCTGCTGCGCCAACGTCAGCGATCACATCGATGCTGCTGAGATAGCTGCGTAAATTTTTAGCCTTATTCACCTGACGCCGTATGCGGCTATACAGGCTGTCATCTATGCCCTGCAGGCTGTAGACCTCAATCCGAAACGTATACGGCGCTCTGCGCGGGTTTTCCTGCCACCACTCAATAACTGTAGTGGGCAGGCTCACCGCCCCCAGCGCACGCCTAACAGCGCCTGCAGTGCCACGATGCTGATGCACATAGGCAGCATCGCGGCAGACCTGGCGCTTCTCTTCCTCAGTCCAGCTTTCATCCCAGAAATCGACCGATAGCTCCCATGCCAGCCAGGGCAGCAGATGGTAAGGGCAGTCATCTGCACTTTTAACGCTTCTGACCATGCCGGTTTTGATGGCGAGAATCTGTTCCCGTGATGCCTGCTCCAGCGCTCGCTCCTGATGAAGAGCGTTCTGTGGCAACAGCGAGCGAAATTTATCAGCCATTCCCAGACCCTCTTATCGTGACGCTGATTGCCTGACACCACGGCGCTTTCCCCATCTCAGCCTCAATATCTGCTGCAGGGCTTGCCAGCCTCACCCTGACCACACCAGGCTGTTGCAGAGCGGCATAGATGGCGGACAAAGGTATGACCGTATTAATTCGGTGAGAGAGTGCTGCGTAACTCGTTGCAACGCTGATCGCATTATCCAGCACCGTCTGCGCATCCGGCCCATCGGGGATTTCCAGCTCTGCCGTGATGCTGTATCGCTGTATGATCGCGCTTTTAACGCTCACGAAATCCGTCAGCGGGCGAACCTCATCAGCGCTCAGATTGGCTGCCGTTTTATCCAGAAGTGTCTGAGGGGCTGTGCCGTCACCCGTTCTCGACAGCACATATACGTCGACCTCTCCCGGACGGCTGTGATCCTCTGGCCCGTATGCATCTGCATCCAGCACGTCAGCATCAGCCGACCGCGCATGAAAGCGATATGCGTTACGCGCTCCTGCGGTATTAAGCTGCGCCCATGACAGCTGGATACGCTCCCGGTAGGCATCATCGTCCTCCAGTTCCGCATCCACAGGCGGAACAGCATCAGGGTCAGCAGGAGTAATGACATAGCGTTTAACATTGAAATTTGCACCAATCTGATCCAGGTCTGCACCTCTGGCGCTTGCCAGAAATACGGCACGCACGGCGTCATTGACGCGCTGAAATGCCAGCGTCAGCTGATACGCATTTACCTCGCCCTGTTTATAGGCCGGGTCCGACTCCACCAGCGCATCAAACTCCGGGTCCAGTTCGCGCAGACGCGCCAGCCACCGGGCAAAAATGTTTGACGCGTCAGGCACGATAATGGCGTCCGGAACCTCCAGCTCAGACAGATTAATAACATCAGAACTAATTGCCATTGATAGCTATGTCTCCGGTAGTTGTTGGGGTGCCGCTTTCTTTATTGATTCCCTCAACATCCACAATGAACGTGGATTCATCGTCGGGAAGTGAAACAACAACCCGCGTCACCTGCAGTCGCGGTTCCCAGCGAGCCAGGGCTTTTGCAGTGGCCGTAATAATCCGTAACCGGGTCAGATCGTCACGAGGCGCATCTGCCAAATCCGGCAGCTCACTGCCGTAATCGCGAACTAAAACCCTGCTGCCTATCGGCGTGGTCAGAATGTCGCTGCACGACTGGCGCAGATGCGCCGAACCCGACAGGCGTTTGCCCGTCCGGATATTTACACCGTTCATGAGAGTTATCCGTTGAAAGAGGCTGCCTGGAGGGTTAACCGAAATAGGCCGGCCCGGTTTTATCCGTGCTGCCCTTTTTGCCTTTCTTGCCTTTAGCGTTGATGTTAACCACCAGGTTATAAGTGAAACTCAGGCCTGATGAGGTCAATGAGAAAACAAGCGATTCCACCAGCCAGGAGCGATCCTCTCTGGAACCAAATCCGGACGTCGTAACACCAGACTCAGCCGTTAAAGCAATGTGTCTGGGACGGCATGGGCCAGTGAGCGTCATTTTTTGCTCGTTACGCTGTGCCTGCGTTTTGCGGGCTTTGGCCTGCTGGTCTGCAATGGATTTTCCAGATTGGGTATAGGGATTGGTGATTGACGGCCCATCATGATCAACTGTGGTGGTTTTCGTCCTGCCATCAGCTTCATCGTAATAGCGCACCCCGACTTTACCACTTGCTTTGCCATCACTGCCTGTAGCCTTACCGGTTGTGCTGCCGCGCTGGCCCTCATTATAAGTCCAGCTGGATAGTTCATCGGGGGTGATGGTGATATCTCCTGTCTCCTTACCGGCAGCAGTTTTCATCGCCCCCTGCACCAGAAACAGCCAGTACCCACCAGCGGGTTTACTGATAGCATTGTAGGTTCTCGCCAGCCGCGACATCAGATTGGCGTCTGACTCTGCAACCTGGTCGATGTGATCGATATGAATTTCTGCGAGTTCTGCGGCTACTTTCGGTTTCAGTCCATTGTCTGTGGCAACGGTTTTAACGAGATCGGCCAGCCGGATATCATCCCAGCTTCGCGTTTTGTGGTTCAGCACGTTACCGGGATGTTTCTGGGCGTTCATTGGTGCGGCAGTGGCATAAATTTCAACGCGGCGAGGTGGCCCACTACTGCCCACCCCCGAAACAACAAACCACCCCTTATCGACCAGCTGATCATTAAAGCCCATCGCCACCCTCAAACGTGCTCCCTTAGATGGCAGTGGCAGAGTTTGAGAAATCAGCGTGATTTTAAGTTCATCCGCTTTGGCTGTTGCCCCGCCATTATCCGTCAGGGTGAGTTCGCTCAGACACTCCTGCAGAGCGCGGGTAATGTCCTTGCCCTCTGCGCTTACACTGAATGCTGGCGCATACTCTGGATTTACAATCTGTTCAGCCATGTTAATCCCATAAACTAAATGCAGAATCAGTAACCGGCGTGGTCAGGTCCGGGAGCGTAATAGCGACTCCTGCAGTAAGAATGGCATCCCTGTCTGCCAGCCCCCGATTTGCCTCCAGTACCGCTGAAACGTTGGATGAGAGATTTGCAGTGCCATAATGATCTGCGCAAATAGCGTCCAGCACATCGCCATCACGGGTTTGATATATCGTCGGCATAATGTTTTAACGTCATCGTCCAGTTTTTATTACGGTGTCCGCCTCCCGGCAGGAACCGATCAGTTGTATCGCTGAATTGAGTTACCGCCCACCAGCCCAGCACATCGCCCTCACCACTCACCAGCAACTGGGGCTGAGCCAAATCAGCCAGGTCGTAAAGGTCATTAACCGCATCCACGCCGTTACGAAAGAACGCATGTGCCTCGCCATCAAGCCGCACCGTCCGCCCGGGTTTTCCTGTGTACTGCAGCAGACTCTGTTTGCCTATCCTCTCCTGTTCACTCCAGTTCCAGCTAGCCTCACGTGAAAGTGATTTAAACGCTGTGGTATCAATGGAGAAGGCAAAATCGCCCAGCATCATCATGACGCGGTCAGCCTGACTACCACGAATGGCGGACTGCTGTGCCTGTCCGGATGCCTCAATTAAAGGGATTATTTCACTCACCAGATAGCGCCTCCATCCAGCATGCTGTTATCTCCCGTGAATGCCGGGTTGGTTTTGGTAATAGACTCCAGCTCGTCGGCAATCCCACGCTCGCTCTGTCCCTGTGCACCGTTGATTTCGAACCGGTATTCAAATTTCCGGTTATCGGTCATCTGATACGCTTTATGCTGACTGTCAGCTGCAGCAAGACCACTGTTTAAGTCATCCCAGCTCCTGCCTGACTGAGTATCCGACGTTGCAGAATTGTTTTTCAGGGCATCCTTGAAATCCGGCAATCCCTCTTTCTTCGCAGTCAGAAAAGGATCGAGCGATTTATCAAACGTCTCATCGTCATCCTTGAAAAAACCACGGGTAGCGGTAAAAGATTTCTTAACCTGTTCCGGCAATTCCGGGTGCTGCTTCAGCTGCTGATCAAACCACTCTTCCTGACCGTTGCGTTTTGCCGTCAGTCTGGCGATATCGACCGATCCCGTCATCGCCAGCGATTTCAAAACATTTTTTTGATCCCCCCGCTCATCTGGTAACAGCCAGGAGAGTTTTTTAGCCAGGGCATAAATAATTTTCCCGACATACACCACGCCCTGGCCGAATGTCAGTACGCCGGGATAAAGATCATCGCGCAAAAATTTTACGACCCTGCTGATGCCGCCGCCTTTAAACCACTCAGCCAAATCATCAGTCAGTTCCCTGATGCGGGGAGCAAGCTGATTGCCAAGCTGTCCCGATATCTCCGCCCCGGCGCTGAAGAGAACGGTTTTAAGGTTCTCAACCGCTTTATTGCCCTCCACCGCGCCATCAGCACCCGCTTTGGTGACGAGGTTATAGCGATGCTGTTCATCCATTAAGTCGCGATAGCTCCTGCCGGACTGTTTCACCAGCATCAGCAGCTTGCTGGCCTCGCCGCCGAAAAGAGAATCCAGAGCGAACGAGGCTTTTGACTCATCTTTCAGGCTCAGCGCACGCTCAATGATTTTACTGAACTGCGCCATGTCGCTCAGGCCAGCCATGTCACCCGCTTTGAACCCCAGTGTTTCAAAGGCGTCCTGCAGCGCACCCTGCTTGCCGTTCTGCTTATAC